GGCGGGACTGCCGGTGGTATTTCATGTACATGACGAGGTGGTCATCGACACTGTACCCTTTGACGCGCCTGAAAACATGCTGCATTTGGTTGAGCGTATTATGTCGGAGCCCGTTTCGTGGGCACCGGGTTTGCCGCTTAATGCGGACGGATGGGTTGGTGCGTTTTTCACGAAGGACTGATTGGAGGTAGGAATATGCACGATACGGAGTTTTTCAAGAAGCTGGTTGAAAATATCGTCATGTGGAGTTTCGTCATAGTAATCGTCGCATTGGCGCTTACTATCCTCGGACTGCCGCTGTATCTTGCGCTGACCGTAGACTGGAAATTCGCTCTGATTTACCTGCTGTATCCCATCGTGCTGATGGTGATGGCTGCGTTGGCGGCATCAAGGGGCGGTGACGGCGAATGAGGATTGTTAAGCCGTCTGTTCTGCTGTTGGAACACCCCATTTCTCCTGAGGATGTAATGCGGCGCATTGAGCTGTGCGGGCGTGTATGCTACAAGTCGGAGGGAAAGATTACATCCAGCAGCTACAAGGGGTTCATTCAGCGCATTGTCAAGCGCGGGCATGAAGCAGTGCTGGAGCACGGGAACTTGATAATCGGCATGAGCAAGGATTCTGATGGCGATTCAGGCGCGTGGCTTTCCGCTTTGGACAGAGCCTTTGAGCAGACAGGTACAGCTTCTTACATCCGAAAGACTCACGGTAACGCACAAAATATTGTTTCCGGCAACGTGCGGGCGTGGCGTGATGTGCTGCGCGTGTGCGCTGCGACGAATACCCGCATACCCGCTGCGGTTCACTGCATCTTGGAAGCATACGGCGTACTGTTTTCGGATTTGCTCGGCAATGTGTTCTCAGCCGGTGACGAGGAGGCATGGATACTGCATCCCGGCGAGCTGACGAGCGGCCGTGAAATCAGGAAGCACGTCTGCGTAACCTGCTGGTTCACCTGCGACCGCGGTGTGTCGCACGAGTTAGTGCGTCACCGCCCTGCGTCCTTCTGTCAGGAGAGCACTCGTTATTGCAACTACCAGCGTGGGGACTTTGGCGGTGAAATCGCGGTCGTTCAGCCCGCCTGCTTCGGTCCTGATTCAGCCGCATATGGGACGTTCATAGAGGCTGTTGTCATGGCGGAACGGTACTATTTTGACCTGCTGAACATCGGCGCAACGGCGCAGGAGGCGCGTGCGGTACTGCCGACCTGCCTGAAAACGGAGGTCGTGATGACCGCGACAGTTGAGGAGTGGCTGCACTTCTTCCGCTTACGCTGCTCGGAAGCGGCGCATCCGCAGATGAGGGAAGTGGCTACACAGGCAAAGGAGCTGATGCTGGCGGCGATGCCGCGAATGGGGGCGTGGGTATGACAGTGGGCGTGTGCCCCGTCTGTGGTAAGGCGCTGGAAAGCGTTGCCTGTACGGGCCTTCGCTGCGGTCATCCGTGGCTTGATAGCGTGCGCGTTCATGCCAACGGCGAAACGTGCGCTTCGCAGTCTCCCCCCCCCCGTAATTGCGTCGGATACGGTGTATCTGTCTGACTGCATTACCGGGATGCGCCGGATGACGGATGAATCCGTAGACTTGATTGTGTCAGACCCGCCGTATCTAATCAACTATGCTACGGGACACAGGCAAGATAAAGCGCACGACTTCTGCACCCCGATTCAGAATGACTCAAACCAGGAGCTGATTCAGAAGTACGTCGAAGAGTGCTATCGCATACTGAAGCCAAATTGCGCTTTTTACATGTTTTGTTCTGCAAAAACGCAGGATTTCTTCAAAACAGCGGCTCAAAATGCTCATTTTACGATCAAAAACGCGATTGTTTGGGTGAAAAGTGAGTGGACGATGGGCGACTTGAAAGCGCAATTTGGGCAGCAATACGAAGTGCTTTTGCTGCTGAATAAAGGTCGCGCTCCGTTTAACGGAAAGCGGCTGGGCGACGTGTGGGAGTTTCCGGGCATACGCGGACGCAAACAGCTTCACCAAAATCAAAAGCCGGTAGAGCTAATACAGCGGTGCATTGAGAAGCATTCCAAAGAGGGTGACGTTGTATTCGACGGCTTTATGGGAAGCGGTACGACGGCGGTTGCGGCGGCTCGGATGAATCGGCACTTTATCGGCTTTGAAATCGAGCCGAGGTACTTTTGGATAATCCACAACAGACTTTGTGAGGAGGTATAGCATGGGGCAAAGTATGAACAACTGTGAACGGGTGGAAATGCTCCGCTTGATGGCGGAGGAGCTGAATGACAGCATCAGCACCTATGAAGGGGCGAAGAAGGGGCCGAAGGACGCTACACAAGCGTATGGCGGCGTGACGGCGAGCAGCACTGCCGCGGCGATTAAGCGAAAGATCGTCCACATGCGGCAGGTGCTGCTTGACCTCGGTGAGCGGCTATGAAGCATTACGGCGACATTACCAAAATCAGCGGCTGCCAC